TAATCATGTTTGCAGAAGTCATAGTAATTTCTCTAAAGAGAGGTGCTAGAACTAATTCATTTTGAATATCTCTTTCAATGTTTGTTGAAACAACTTGCTCAAAGTCTGCTGAAGAAACGCCAACACCTGAATGTGCGTTAACTTTTTCCATTAAACTCTTAGCCATATTGTTTTCCCATCCTTTACCAGTAGCTAAACCAGCAAATTTTGCGTCTAGAATATCTTGCTCAAATTCTTTTTTCCAGTCACCGTTAGATGTTCTGTCTGAAAAATGTCTTTTGGATTCTCTGATATTCATGATTTCTTCTGATTTCTCAGAAAGTTGAGCCTCAAGAGATTTAACAACATTTTCTAAATTAGAATAGTCTTCTTTTACTCTTGATTCTACATCATTCATTAATTTTTCAGCACCAGTTAGTCCTGCTTGAACGATAGTTTTTTGCTCTTCCTGTTTTGCTTCCTCGGAGGCTTTAAGAGATTCAGCTTCTGCTTGTGATTTCTCAGCAGCTTCTAAAGCTAATTTCTCTTCAGCAGCCTTCTGCTCGGCTTGTTTCATTGCATAGCTAGCAACTGCTTTTTCAGCAGCTTCAGCGGCAAATGATTCAAGATCGAACTCAGGTGCTACAGGAGCTTGTTTTTCATTTGACATATTAGTCTCCATTTCCTGGGCGTCTGCCCTATTTGACTGCTCAACTTCAACAGCGTCTGCTGAATCATTTGAGTTAGTCTTGTAAAAAGTTTGCTTATACTTGTTGTAGTCTTCCATAGAATCGAATGACTTGCTTAATCCAAAGGTTGCCCCTTGGTTACATGGCACTGAAACTACAGATACTTCGAAAAGTTCCGCGTCCTTTATTTTATATCCATCGGTTTCTGTCATATAATCAGCGTCCTTGACTTTGAAACCAACAGAAAAAGCTCCAAGGACACCGTCTTTAATTAATTGTGTTACATCACCAGCAGCTTTTGAAATCTTTGCAGAAATCTCTAGTCCGTTGTCTGTAACTGTAATATCTTTTGCTCTACCAATAGGTTTATCATAGTTATGATTAAACAAGATAATAGGATTATTTTTAAAGTTTTCTAATCCTCCTTTTGCCCAAGCATTTGCTTCGATAATATCTCCAGCTCTGTCTAAACCGTTCGTGCTTGCTGATCCTTTAATCTCAACTCCACCGTCGTCGGTGTCACCTAATGCTTTAAATGTGCTGGTCCAATGGAAGATCTTATTTGACATCTTTTTTCTCCTTTTTCGGTGCTACTTTTTTAGGAGCAGCTTTGGGAGCAGGGGTTGGTTTTGGTGTCAGTTTAACTGGATGACGTAAATTCATTGCAGATAATACTCGATTCCAAGATCCAAAGGCCCTTCTTAAAAGATAGTCTTTTACTGGTACATCATTACCAAATCCTTTGTATTCACTAAGAGTTACGGTTTTCACGTCTTTCTTAGTTAAAAAGTCAGATAATGCTTTTGCCATCATATCTTTTGTCATATTAATTTTCCTCGCTTGGTGGGGTCTCGACTGGTCTGCCACCTTCTTCTGGATTTACTGCTGATCCTGCTATATTTGCAGGAACTCTTGGGGTATCAAAACCATTTACTGGTTCTTTGCCTAGAGCCTCTCTTGCTTCATTGGCACTTAAGATGCCAGTATTTACGAGAGTTGCGTAGTACGCTGCTTGATCTCTAAGCTCTGGTTGTAAAGCAGGTATACCTGTTACATCCTCAGAGATAGTGAAACCAAAGAAACGCTCAACAGCGTATCCAATTTTTCTTACTATTGGTAAGATTGTTTCTAAATAATAAAGTCTATGGTTAGGTCTTATGTTTGCATTGTTGCCGCCATCTAGTAAAATAGGTGGTATTCCCATAGCCTCTAGTATAATTCTTTCGTTTGCTTTTATTGATTCTTGAAAGTCTAATTCTTTGAAATTAATATTTGTAAGACTATCAACTTCTAATCCACCGTCAAGAATAAGTGGGCGTCTTCCGCCTGTGTTTGGATTATATCGTACACTCCATGCTTGTAACATTCTTTCTTTAATTTTTTCAGAAAGTGTATTCGGTGACTTAAGTACTAATCCTGGTACTGCTCCATTTTTAAAGAAGTTATCTTGAAAGTTTCTCATGCTAGCTAATAGTTGCATTGTTCTAAATGCTGGTTTTAGTCTAGGAACTCCTCGATAAATGGAATTAAAACTGTTTTCTTTTATATGTATAATCTCATTTACTGAATAATCAATGCTATTATCATATACGAACTTTTCAATATAAGTATCTGTATCACTATATATTGTCATCTTATCTGCTGGAAGATGATACAAATGAGCACCATCAAAATAAATAAATATATTTCCGTCGATAAGTAAATCTATTACAAGATTTCTTTTAAAAGTGTTAATATCCTGAAAAGGATTTGGTTCTTTATTTATGAGTACATCAACTTTTGATCTACGAATATTTTTTATAATATTGTTGATTCCAATAGTTTGCTCTCCAATTTGATACGGAATATCCGATACATCATCAACAATCATATTTACTGCACGGTTTACAATTTCTAATTGTTCATAAGCATTTCTATAATTTGTTACGACTTCACGAGAGTCAATTGTCATACCCTCGTTTCGAGATATTACGTATTGTGCAGGGTTGAGTTTATCCTCTACGTCTGCTCTACCTATAAATCTATCATACCATGCCATGTTTGTCTCTCTGTATCTCGACCCAATTATGTTGTTTCTTCGCTGTGATCAATTTGGGTCGTTTTCCGTAAATTGAATGTAATCTCAGATGATGGTTATGGCAAAGCGTAACCGTGTATTCATACACCTTTTCTTTGTTCTCATCAATAAAGGATTGCCGAAGCTCTAGTATATCTTGCTCATTCTCTATAGTTATATTTTTATGTTTTAACCAAGTTTCTAGCAGTTCCGTTAATCCGTAGTAATGATGAAAATCTAAATCTTTAGTCTCTCCACAAATATAACAATTGCTTGTTTTTTTGTATTTCGACTTAGCTTTGTCTCTTACATATTTAACTAAATCTCGCTTTAGGTTCATATTTATACTCTTAATTAGAATTATACCAAAAAGTCACACCATAAGTCAAGAACTGTTTTTCAGTAGGTATTCTCAAAATGAGGTCATGCTCGTTTCGAATGAGTATAACGCGTATCTTATAGCGTCAGCCATGTGAGATGCCATATCGTGTTTAGGTTTTTCTTTTAGTAAATTTGGGTTAGGGTCCCATTGATATTGATCTAACGCCATCAATGTTTCCATGCATTTTTGATCTACAATGAGTTGGTTATTATCTACGACTCCAGCTACTTGTCCTATTCCATCTAGTACTGATTTCTTTGCATTAAGAGTACTAATATCATAATTTTGTGCAAAATCGTAACGAGTTTGTTGAGCTGCAGAGTCAATATAGATATAATCAATATCCCATTTTTTAATCAATTTTTGAATTTCTTTTGCGTGTTGTTCTGTTGTTCTTTCTGAGTTATAGTACTCATCTACAATATAATATTTTTCAGTGTCCCAATCATACGCCACAACACAGAGCGCAGTAGGATCTTTATAACCAACGTCAAGTCCTGCAAATACATCCATACGACTTGTGTCAAATTCACTTAAATCTGATACACATTCTTCATGGTTAAATTTCCAGATTTGTCCTTCGAAAACATTAAAGTCTGCCATGTATTCCTGATTAAACTCAGCTTCAGACATTGTCTTTTTTGCTTCTATAATATCTTGTTCGGAAACTCGTGGATTTTCGTGGTAAGTTGCTTTTATACTACACCATTCTGGAAACTCTTCTGAGAATCCTCGATAGTAAAACTCTGCAAAGTAATTATTTCTTCCTCGTGGAGTAGAAATAAAAATAGCTTTTGAATTTTCTTTATCAAGTGTTGGCCGTAGTGCCACATTGAATGCATCCCGTCCATCCGTAAGTGCAGCTTCGTCGAATATGATAAGATCATATGATCTACCAACTACAGAGTCTACCTGATTAATGGAACCCATTCTTATAGTAGATCCATTAGATAGTTCTATAACTTTATCTTTTGCGTTATCTCGTGTAACTTCTAAGTCAAAATGTTTTATAAGATTTCTTTGAAGATCAAAAGATATTTGAGATAGTGAATAGTTGGGAGACATTAGTAGAACGTTTGCTCCTGGTACTAGACATACCAGTTGTCCTATAATGTTTGAGATATATGTTTTTCCTTGACGGCGTGAGACAGCCGCGCAGACAAAACGATATTTAGGATTATTGATGGCATTTATAATTGCCGTTTGTGAACTGTTGGGCTCGATCCCTAACAGATCAAGATACCCTTCGATAGGGAGTTTTATGAAACGACTTTCTGGATTTATTTCCATTAAGTAGTCAGGGACAATATCTGAGCGGCTTATTTCGATCAATGTAGAGTCTCTTTGTTAAATAAATTAAAAGGGTCGTCGGATTCAAACATTCCGTACTCTTTGGCTAATTGTAATAGATATAAGTAACCACCACAAAGATCCATGTATTCACGCTCTCGTTGAGTTCGTGTTAAACCTCGTTCTTCTCTGCGTTCTGCATTTCTTAGTTGTTCTATAGCGTACATAGACAAGCCATCTAGCCAGGCTTCTCGTTTGTCTATCACTTTGGGTACTGTCATTATTTCCTTCGTTTAATTCCTCTAACATATTTTTGGGATTTAGGTGGCATCTTTTTAGAACCACCTTTTCCTGCCCAAAATACTTTATTTGCCCAGTAGGCTGCAGAAGATTTGCCTTTTGCAATATTTCTTCTGTGTCTCGCTTTGAAACTCTTTCTGGCTTCAGGACTGTAATTGTGCCCCATGCCTTGCGCTCCAAAACGAATAATTTTTACTTTACCACCAACGCGAGTTGCAACGACTGCTTTTTTAGTTCGGTGCTTGGGAGTTCTTTTTGGTTTATTTAACCTTGTTAATCCTACCCTTTTTAGTCTTGCTTTTTCGCTTTTTGTTAGTGCCATTGTAAAACATGTCCACGACTCTATTGAGTCGTCCTGCTTTCATTAAGTCATGAAAGTCTTTATGAATAATATTTATCTTCCTCTACGTGGTAAAATTCGACCTGCACCTTTTTTACCAAAACGTGCTTGTTTTGGATTTACTGTTTTGCCGAATCTTGGACCTACGCCCTTTGGAGCTGCACCATAGAAACCACCTGCGGTAGTCATTGGAGACTTAGTATTCACGTAAGTTCCTGCTGCAGCATTAAGATCTCTAGTAAGACCTCTTTTTAATTTATGTTTTTGTAGTTTAGATGTTCCGTGTATACTTGGTCCAACTAAAAATCCACCTTGTCTTGCCATTTTATTGTCCTATGCTTTCAATAAGCTCTTGGCATTTCTGCCCGTTGTTCAACTTTTCTCTAATTTGTCGATTAAGTTGTAATTTATAGTCTAGTGCGATTAGTAGTTGTTTTGACATTCCTACTACACTTAGAATTTCTTTAATTAGATTTTGTTTATCAATCATGCTAGTCCTTATACGACTTAGCTAAGATATTTTAGCTTTTAGCTTTTTGTTCCGCTTCTATCATTTTATCTTTGATGTCCACTTTACCGTCCCAGTTTTTATCTTCTCCTGAAACTATGGCACATAATTGTAGCCATTTAATTTTTAACCATTCTACCATTTTCTTCCTCGTATTGTTTTAATAGTTTATAATAATTTTGTCGAAGTTTGCCTCGAGAAACTCTTTCTAAAGCCCAGTCAGCAAACTGACGTTCTTTATCTCTTAGTTCTTTTCCTTCCTCTTTTTGCGATTGTTCGAACATTGGTTGGTCTTCCGCCTACTCCTTGACTTACTGCTCTTTTTCTTCGAACAGCAGATTTTCTTTGAGCTTTGCTCATAGTTCTAGCACGAGCTAAAGGTACACATTTTGGGTATCCTCGTCTTGAAGTTTTTGCTTTTCCTCTACCGCAAGGTTGATATTTTCCTTTCTTTTTAGGACGACCTATATCTACCCACTTTTCTTTGAACCACTTTGTTAAACCACCTTTAGGTTTCGCCATGTTCGTGTTCAATATCTCCAGATGATAAATAATTAGCAGCTGATACAACTTCGTATTCAGAAATAGCTAATTTATTTGTCCACCATGTAGGAAGCTTGTCCATTCCTTCGTTACCTTCTAATCCATCTAGGATCATTTGGCAATGACTCATAATGATTTTGCAACTTGTTATTGCAGAGTCAGCATCTGTATGTCCACTTTTAACGATAAATTTTCCGTCTCCTGTGTATAGTCCTTTCATTTTCTTTTTCCCATGCGATACTTACCGCCTTTTGCTTTATAGGTTTTTACTAACCATCCGTTTGCATATGCACTTGGATAAACTTTAAATTTTCTTTTTGCCTGCGCTTTAATTCTTGCATACAGCTTAGGATTTGTTGGCACTGGTTTCTTTTTAACGCTTTTTCTTTTTCTTGCCATTCTTTTTATATCCAGAAGCGTATATTGCTCTGCCTTGGGCTTCAGCTTGTTTTTTAGTTTTATAAACTTTGCCAGACTTGCCCCACTTATAGCCGCCTTTTACTTTACGTACAGGCATTACTTTTTCTTCTTTTTACCTTTTTTCTTTTTTGGTTTTGAATGATACGGCATATTTCTTCCTATGTCCAACGAGGAGGTTCCTCAGGACACTCTGCCCATCTAATTTTTGTTTTGAGGGGCATAAAACAATTACAAACTTTACAGACTTTCCACCGTTTATCTAAGTTTGGACATTCTTTACAGATCTTATAGCGTTCCTCA